GCCAATGTTTATGCGGGGTTTAGGGGTCTTACCAAAGTCTTACCTTTTTTTCACGGGTAAGACCCTTAATCAAAGGGCAATGACTCCTGTTCATTCCCATCAACTACCATAAATCCTTCTGCATCCGTTGAATCATCATCCTGCGGAAGCCTGAACTTGATATAGCTGGATTTGATCCCATATACTTTTGTCTGATGTACCATCTTCCCCTGGGAATTACGCACCAGATACCCTTTCTCTGACCATTTCTTACTTACCGCTGTATAATCAAACCCATTCTGGTCAAGGAACGCCAGGAGCACGTCTCTGTTTACGATCAGCTTGTCCTCATCTATCTTGCCCCAGACTTCCCCTTTGTTGGGTGAATTATCAGCCTTGGGATCCTCAAAACGCACCGGATTTTTGGCCGCCCAGTTAAGCACCTGCTGGTAGGCACGCTCTGCCACATCCACGTCGTAATTGCTCTGCAGGTACTGCTTTACCTGGCCGATCTGCAAAGCCTGTTCTTCCGGAAAGAAGAGCTTCACTGCGATCTCATCCGCCAGCAGCATACAGGACATCGCCATGGCCTGTTTATCCGTTGTGTCCAGCTTACATAGCTGCTCAAAGATCTCCCTGTACCGTTCCGTGATCCTGTTCAGGTCTGTTTCCTGTATGTACTCCACAAACTTCCGTCCGGCATATCCATAATGCTCCTGGACCACACTGCTGACATAATGGCCGTCTTCGATCAGAGGCCCGTCAATAGCGATCTCAATGACACGGTTCTTGGAACCACCACCGGAGTTTACCTTTGTGATCGGTTCCTCACCTGTAAAGATAAAGCTGTTCTTCCAGGTCTTGGTATCTTCCACTCCGCCGTAAGCCCTGGCACGGCCGCGGTCCACGCCTTCCGTGATCTGGTAGATCAGCTGGTCAAAATTCCCCTGCCATTTATCCTTGATGGTCTGCAGCTCATCCCCGGCAAAAGGGATACTGCATAAAAATGCAGCATTGCGCATAATAGCGTTCTTTGTCATGTTCATGGTCTTTACCAGGCCCCCCATCTTGGGATTCCCCCAGATGGACATTGCCACCATGAGCGCTACTGTCTTTCCGGTTCCGGTCGTTCCCCACAGGTGCAGCACAAACGGCAGCACCCTGAGCGGCTCCAGGAGCACGGAAGCAAAGCTGGCAGCCATCATCATGCGCAGGGGTATATTTTTACGCAGATCCTTACAAAGCGCCTTCCAGGCCCCGAAATCGCCCTTCTGTGCCACATTCCGGAAGATCACCTCATAATCCATGTCTCCCTCATACCGGATATCCTGGGCATAGGGCGTGAAGCTGCTGCCTACCCAGCCAAGGCGGTTGATGGATTTTTTCGGTTCCAGGGTAGCCGGGTTCAGCCCCACACAGTCTGAGATGTAGCGCACCAGGCTCTTTGCGTTATCACTGGTCACCTCAATGCCGAACTGGCTGAGCGCATCCACGATCTTATTTGCATTGGCACACACGGCCCTGTCCACCGTGATCTTCTGCCAGGTGGCTGACTTAAAATAAGCCAGGGAGATACGCTCCTGGGCAGTATCCACATTTTTTAAGAT